AAGTATGATATACCATATAAGGAACTTTTCTCGGATATGGACAAAAGAGGTTTACTATATCCTGTAATTATTCGTGATTTAAAAGCGAACGGTATCTATCGGAAATATCAATGTGGTGGTCGAAGAATAATATGGGCGAAGCGAAATGGGTATACTCATATAAGTGCTTATCTAGTAAAAGATTGGGGGTTAGAAGCTTCTTTGAATTGTGTTAATTCTATCTGTTGTCTTTGTACAGTAATAGTATAAAAATTCTTTATATTAGGATCTTCAATTTCAGTCATTGTTATGATAAATTTCTTAGGAAGAACAAAGGTATGATCAAAAGTAGAAGTAATCCATTCAGTTAAGGCAAACCCGCCGACCCGAATATTCTTTTTAGTAGCATCTATCTTAGTCACTTCCATAGGACTATCAAGCACTAGACTATCATCATCAGGCATGTAAGAAACTTTTGATATAAGTTCCTCTCCAGTAGTAAGTTTAATTGTAGCGATAAAATCTTCTTCCATTAACTTGCTTTTAAATTTATCTTAATGACCTCATACTTAAAATTCTCTTCGTTGTATATAGTTACCCTTTCATTGAGATGTTTTATGGTATAATTCTGACCTCCGATATCATCAGCGATATCATACAGTGTTGCTATACTTTTTCCCTCTCCTTTACGTAATACCCTACCGATTGATTGTAAGTTTCGGATGCGGGATTTAGATGGCGATGCAAAGATGATGTTATGAAGACGTTTAATGTTAATTCCAGTTGAGAATGTGCCGTAACTGGCAACAATGACTGCATTTTCTTCCTCCTCTGTGATCAAACGAACTTCTTCACGGTCTACTACTTCAGTTCCACCATGAACAAAGAAAACTTTTCTATCTTCTTTGACATTATTATTTATTAGATCATATAAAGGTTCTCCGTGCTTCTCTACATAGTTAAATAGCACTAGAGTATTACCTTCTAGATCTCTTACTAAATTTTTAATTAGATTATTTCTACCTTTATTCTCAACCAGATAATCTATCTCATCATGATATGTTTCAAAATGTTGAGAGGAGTGTTTACACAGTAGTATTTTAATCCTAAATTTAGATAGGTAACCTGACTTGATAAGATCATCTGTCTTAGTTACTTGATCGCAAGATCCGAACAGACCTTCTAACACCCACTTATGAGTCTTAGATCCGTCTAGTGTACCAGTAAATCCAAATCTATACTTAGCATTATGCAACTTAGTCATGATGCCAGTCAGTGATTTACTCTTGAATAGATGTGCTTCATCACCAATGACACAATCTATGTCATCAAAATATCTTTTGGGAAACTTGTAAATAGATTGCCAAGTAGATATAATAATATCTTTATCTGTATTCTTGTCCTTACCACCATAAATCTTATGAACAAAGTCGTCAGCATTCCACCCGTAAGAAATAAAATCATTGACCATCTGCTCAACGAGGGATGTAGTTGGGACGACTATAAGTATCTTCTTTGCGGTGGAAGCATAGTATCTGACTATGGAGTAGATCATAAGAGACTTCCCAGATCCCGTAGGAGAAAGTAACAACTTACGATTATTTTTTATAGCCTCGTAGACTGCCTTGTATTGGTAAGTGCGAGGTTTTATATTACAAACCTTATCCATAAAGGTTTTAACACCTGCTGGTGATACAAACTTATTCTCTTCATGTATATCACCATACCATTCACTACTCTCATACTCTATCTGGTATTGTTTCTCATGTGCCCATGTATGAAGATGCTCTGTTAGACCATGATACAATGCACCAGTAGCGGGTGAATATAATTGTATAGTACCATCCCAGTGTCTATACCTAGGATTCTTTTTTAAATACTTTGCTTCGGGAACTTCAAACGTAAAGTAATCTGCTAGTTCTCTATGAACATATTCTTCTGGAGAATGAACAGTAACGTATACTTCATTCTTCTTTTTGACTAGGAGGTGTGTCATTACTGTCCATTGATAAATTTCTCCCACTCAATAGCACTCTTGACTTGGAATCCCCTATTTGATATTTGTTTCATTACCTGATCTAACCAGTAAAGCATTTGATCTAGGTATTTAATTTTCGCTTCTAGATTAATGATCTCATCATCAGACTCTAGATATACTTTCATCTTTTCAGATGTCTTGATACTATTGCCAAAAGGTTTTTCGGCATATACTCTTGCGTCAGCTTCTCCTCCATAGTACTCACGCTTTTCTTTTACAAGTTTGCGAACTTCAAATTCAAGTGAGGTTTTAATCTGAGATATATCGGTATAGTGGTTTAAGTATTTATTATGGCAGAAAGGAATGTCAAGTGCAATTTGTCCTAGGTCAGCACTGTATTGTTTATTTTTAAATTGAAAATCTACGTGACTATCTTCTGTCCACTCTGTTCTCAGTTTTTCAAATTTATTACGAAGGGTTTCAAAATTCATTCAAATGGTCTCATTTTTTCATTAAGTATATCGTACTTCTCATATTTAAACGTAACATCAGCAAGTAGGTAGTCTATATCTCCTACTGTAGCATCAAACGGTACTCCTGACAAGCTTACTGGAAATAAATTTGTAAATTCTACTACGTGATTTACATTGGAATGAGAGGTAAGAATAAATAACCTACCATTAGAATATAAATCTGGAGTTCCTTCAGCAGTTCTAGAATCAGCAAGTCCATAAGTTCTGATCCAGTTATGAATAGAATAATAATTTTTTAACTCTTCATCTATCATAAAACGAACAGATAGATCACCAAATGATACTCCACCACTAGGAGCAATAGGCACACCTCTAAAGGGTGTTTGTACCTCAGCAAATGGCATGGATATATCTGGTATGGAAGCGGACTGACAGAAAAAATCTACACCATGAAATAACTGTAGATCTAATTTAAAACCTACAGGTATCAAAAAATTTCTATTCTTTGGTTGCTCGTTATACCAAGTGGCAGCCATGATTACTTCCTATTTAATATTATTTAGTGTACCACCAGTAGGGACCTTCGCCAGGACCTCCTGTATAATCATCGTCATCATCATCCCACGTAATATTAATGTTTGGTGGTCTTCTTTTCTTCCAAGTCTTCACTGTAATAATTGTAGCAACTGTTGCAGCAGATACTATGGGTGAAGCAAAGAGTAGTATCTTTTGTAACATCAGCTCCAGTATTCGTCTAATATGTCCAGTACATTATTTAGTATCATTTGTGCAGCTGCTCTTTCGTTTTCATCCCAATGTGGATACCATTGATGTTTATGTAATCCGTCTTTCATACGCATTATCTTAGCAGTCATTTGCACTTTATCCAATCTACCATTCATATCATACTGGAGTTTGTATTATTATATCATGCCTAATAAAAAAAGGGAACCCGTAGGTTCCCTTTTGATAACATATGTAGTCTGTATTACATAAGGTTCGCAACACGAACACGTCTGTAGTACTGGTTAAGACCTGCACCGAGTGCTTCAGCATCAGGAGTACCGTTCGCTTTAACAACGAATGGGTTAGCAACCATACCATAACGAGTCTTAAATCCAATTTTTGGTTGGAATGTGTCAGGACCAATTGATCTGACCATTTGTAGGGGAACGTAAGGACAATAGAAGAGTCCAGCGTCATAAGGTGATGTACCTTTGTATCCTACAACGTAGTAGTGAGTGTCACTTACGTTAGCAGAGAAAGGATCAACAAATACCTTAATACGTCCGTTGATTGTTCCAACAAGTAGATTACCTGTGTCATCAACTTCACCGATGGAAGGACCACCAGCACCAGTTAAACCAGAAGAGTAGTCTAGAGTACCAGACATAGCAAGAGCACTAGCAACATCAGCTGATGTGATGATGAAGTTACCCTTTCCTCTACGAGTTTGCTGTGCGATTGCGTTAGCATCTCTTTCAATCTGGAACATAAGTCCTTTGAATTTCTCAACTGACCATCTTCCATTGCTGTCTACGTCTAGATCAAATACACCAGCGTTAGCAACGTTGTTTTGTGCACCTGATTTTGCAATTGTGTAAACAGTTCTAACAACCTCACGGTTGATTTCTGCAAGGATCTCACTAGAAAGTAAGTTAGCAAGTTCCTGTTCTGCATCAAGACCGTGAATTGCTTTTAAGTCTTGTGCTAGTTCTAGAGTGTACTCTGCTTTTAATGCTCTTGTTTTAGCAGTAACAGAAGTCTTCTCTATACTGAAGCTCATCTCGTTGAAGAGAGTAGATCCAGATCCTAGAGTTTCAGCATCTTCTCTAGCGATTTTACTAGCAACCTTCTCGTAGTTAGTTGCAGTTGTAGAACCACCAGTAGCATCGTTAAGTAAACCTGGGTTAGCATCAGTTGTACCACCGTCTCCAAGAGGAGAGATAGGATCGTTGAATGCTGCAGGTCCTTGTGAGTTACCAGAGAAGTTTGCATCTGGTTCGTTGTAAAGTGCTTCGTTACCAGCTCTTAGTGCTGAACCATTTTGCTGATAATGTGACTTCATCGCAAAGATTAGTCCTGTAGGACCGCTCATTGGTTGTACACCACAGATGTCGTATGCTACCAAGTTTGGCATAGCACGACGGATGAGGCTAATCATCACTGGATCAAATCCAGCAAGACCGCCTGTTTTTGTATCAAGTCCTGAACCTGAGAGTGCGTTTGTACCAATGGCACCAACTGTGTTGGATGCTTCATTGATCATTCCACGCTCTTCTCTAAGTTGAGACTCTGTATTTTCTAACAAAACAGCGGTAACTGCCTTTCTATAATTGTCTTTGATGGCACCTGCGCCTTCATGACTTAGAACAGGGTTCCACTTTTCTGTTAGAGCTTTTGAGTTAAACATTTGCTCTTATTAAGAAAAAATAGGTTTATATTATCAGGAGTTCCAGCGATTCATCGCATCAAGATACTGTGCCATTGCTGGACTTACTTCTGAATCTGATGCTCCTTCAACTGGAGTTTCATCTGCAACCTCACTTTGTGTTACAGTTTTTTCTGTGAAGTAAGACTCTTTGATAGTTTTTACTTTCTTAGAGAACTCCTCCTCAGTTGTAAACTCAACACCCTCAGCGAGAGCAGCGAGTTTGTCCTTTTGAGTATCTGCCAATCCGTCGGAAACTTGGTTCACGACATTTATTTTTGCAGTCTCATTTAGACGGGATTGTAATTTCACATTAGCTTTGACCTGTTCGTCAAGCTTGGCTTCCATTTCACGAATAGAGTCAGCCATACCTTCTACCACATCGACTTTCTCGTCTGGGATAGAAATGTAGTGCTCCTCAAAGAGACCCTTA